TTTTTTTTTGATTAAAGGTTTGAATAAATGGCTACAAATAGTAAAAAGGTAAAAAGAAAACCGACACCTCCTAAAAAAGCCAGTAAAGGTAAAAATGATGCCTCTACTAGTAAAGGTGCGGCTAATGATAAAAAGAATAAAAACACCACGGTATATAACTCTTCCCAAGATAATAGTTTAGCAACTAAAGATGCTTATTCGGTAGATTTTAATCAGGGTACTTTAAACAGTCTCTATAAGTTTGCTAATACACTTAACTTAGATTTAAATAAATTAAGTGAGAAGCTTAGGGGTGGTAAGGATATGCTGAAACAAGTTTCAGGATATCTAAAACAAGCTAACGAAATTAAAAATAACATTAAAGAAAGAAAATTCTTAGATGCTATTGGTGGTTTAGCTCCTGGTGCTAAAGCGGCTTTGGCTAACGCTGGTATTGACGTTAAGAAAGTCGATAGTATTATTGAAGGTGCTAAGTTAGCAATTAAAGTTGGTGAAGATGTTAAGAAAATCAAGAATGGTGATTTATCTGTCCTGAATGGTTTGAATGACTTAACACGTCACATTACTGGGTACGAACTAATCAATGTACAAGATGTGATGGCTGTAAAAGAAGCTGCCACTGAAGTAATGAAAGAGTTTTCTAGCTTAGGTTTAGAAATCGGTGCAGAGTTCAAGAAGCTTGTTAAATCTGAAAAACATGGCTGGGATATCGCTACGGATGTTACCAGTGATATCATTCATGATTTATCTAATAATGGTGACTATAATACCATGTTCTATGCTATTGAACTATCCGATCCACAAAGAATGGAACAGATTTCTGGTAAAGTAGTCGAGAAGATGATTTCTGAATTTAGTTTTAACGCAGTCTTCAATAAAGAAAAAGATAGAAATGTTATCTTCGATGAATTGATGAAAGTGATTTATGCTTTCCGTGGGGGCGAAGTATTATGGATTGATCGTCCTGGTATGCGTAAGATATTTAACTTGAAATTATTCTTAAATGCTTCTAACGATTTTAAAACCTTAATTAAAACAGTTTTATCGACTCGCTATTACTTAAATCCTGAAGATGTTACCGATAAAGTAGCTTCAAGGAAAAGCTTGATCCGATACGATTATAGTAATAAAACAAATGAAGTACTTATGTTGTTAAGTAATGTATTTACAAAAACCAAAACTGACTTCAGTGTTGAGTTTACACGAGATCATTCTGAATTCATTATTAATGGTATTCAGAGAACAGATCAATTAGTATCGCCTTCTGATTTTAAAGCAAATATTTTAGCAAAATAAATATCAAATACTCCTACTCCTTTTTACGGGAGTAGGAGTACATGATATATTATCGTCCAGCACGATATGGGAATACCAATGCAGACAACATAGAACCTACTGCTGTTTCTGATAAGTAAGAACCCATAGCGGGAGTAGAGAATGCTGACGCTACATCCAGTCGTTTCTGTTGAATACGTCTACGGAGTTTCGCACCAATATAGTATTGTTCATTCAAAGATACGCCAGTCAGTACGGCTAACCAGTCCATTAATTGGTTATCGTCATCGAACAAACCACGTGACAATTGTGTTGCGATCGTACCGAGTCCAGAAGTTTCTTCAGTAGTCAACAATACAGAACCTAACATTGTCAGAATGTTTTCTGTAAAACTAAACTTCTCGGACAAAGGCATAGAGACATGCTCTTCCATGGCAGCTAATGTAAAACTTACGGTACACGACATCAGTAAACCTTCTGGAGTGAAACCTACCGTACCATCACCACGAGTAATGGTTACAGAGTCAATTGCAGCAAATCGAGATTGCATACGACCACGGTCGTAGAATTCACAATAGAATGGTGCAGAGTACGCGTGCTTACCAACTGATTGAGACATTGCACCCGCTAAGAAACAAGCTAGCGGCATATAAATATCTTGAAGAGCTGCACGTCTATTAGCATACCTAGATGTAAGCGTGAATGAATAAGAAGCTTTTGGTAAAGTTACTTCTGAAGATTCCCAGTACTTAGGCATGGTTACCATACCGCCACCACCAGCAATCAGAAGACCTTCCAAACCAATACCTGTTACCACACCCTCGGCAAGAGATTTCAAACCACCTACGATGGATTCCATTACGTTCATTATGGCATTATCGCCTAAGTTACCGCCTGCTAAGTTAAAGTAGGTAGAACGAGCAGAAGCTGCAGTAGAGTTGATCTTTTCTGCCAATTCAGAAGCACGATAGCTATTGCTGAATGATTCAGAAACAGGGCCTGTATCATCTACACGGAAAGATATAAATGCAGAACCTTCTTCCATCTCTGTTTTAAAATATTCCCATAAACTCGGAGAATTAAGTTCTTCAGCTCCTGGTGAGTCTGCAGAGTCATTAGATACTCCAGTAGGTGCTCCTTCAGGTTGTTGCGGAGGTGACGCAGGTGGCGGAGCTTCAACATTACCTTGTTCATTAATCGATGCTTGGTTTTGTGCTTCCTGTTCAGCCTGATGACTTAGACCAATACCTACACCACCACCAAGCACGCCACCAACAGAACTGTCTGGATTATAGATAGATGCATTTTTCCATAAAGCATATAGTTGAGATAATGTCTTACCTGCTTTACCTTTAGGTCCTCGATACATCTCTTCAAGAATAGGCATGATATCAGATCTCTCTTTACCTAATGCCTTTTCAATAATCTCACGACGCCTAATCGCTAAACGTTGACCACGGTTAGCTACAGCAATAATATCCAAATGCACACCTGGTTGACCCAATGCGTTTTTCTGAATACTATTCTGACCATATAAGTCTGGGAATGTCTTAGCTGCGATTTCTCGTTCAAATTGATCTGGTGTATATCGGCTCAATGTTTCTTCTTCAGACAAGCCTTTTTCATTAGCCAGTACTTCGTCCCATGGTACAGTATTACCAGCTAACTTTAAGTTAACCATAAAGTGGTTAAGTAGTGTTTGAGCTGCTGCCCAGTATTGAGTCATGCCTGGTTTTAAGTAAGCATATCGGGAAGTAGGTTTACGAGTAAGGTAGTGTACTGCTTGTCCAAGCATAGACATTGCCAATAAAGGCCATGCAACTAACGACACACCAAAACCAATGATCCTACCAATCTGGAAGATAACTTCATGTACCCTACCTTTATTTACTAATGCTGCCGCACCAGGATGGTACATGTTAAATAAGAATCCTAAGAAGGAAGTAAATGCCATTGTACCAAAACGGAAAGTAACCACTCGGTAGTTATCATCAAATGTTTCCGAGAAGTATGCACCCATACCGTCAGCATTATTTCTAATCAGTACAGGGTTAGTAATTGGGTCAGTCCAAGCAGTTGGTTGCGGTAACGGATTGATCACAATAGATCCACCCATTGCGGTATCATTAAATTTATAATCACTGCTAGACCAGTTACGTTCATCTATAGATAAACCATCTATCTTGTCTTGACCTACGACAAATAACTCCCTTACCCAATCCTTATCGGTAAATTTATTTGTTGCATTTTTCATGGATAAGTTCCTCAATAATTGCTAAATACATAAATGTTAGAATTCACAAATCATAACAAATATCCCCGGACACTAGGAAACCCTAGTGTCCGGAGTATTCGTTACTTTATTTAGCCATGCTAACTATAGGTTTTCTAACACCTGCTGGATTCTTTAAATCCGACGAACCATTAATTGAATCTCTAAAACTTACCCTTTCTTTAGGGGTGAAACTATTATCTTCTTTACCAGGTTTAGATTTCTCTTTTCTGATAGTACTTAAGATATCAGTTAACAGTTTGGTTTGTTCTTTTGCTTCTTTGAGGATCTCATTAGAAACTGAGAGCAAATCATTCTTAATTGCCTTAGATTGTTCAACAGATGCTTTAGTTGACTCTTTCAAGTTATTCTTATCGGTGGTTGCTACCACTGCTCGTTTAGCTTTATCTAAAGCCATACTTAACAAAGTAGTACCTTGAGTTTCTTTTTGCATCTCTTCACGTTTAAGCTCAGTAGATGCTAAAGCTGTTTTAACCATAGTGGCATCAATATTACCAACACCCAATAGTTTTCGAATAGAAGCTTGAAGTCTTCCTAGTGTATCATTAGGTTCACCATTTTCTGGATTAAATACATTTCCGTACTTAGAAACATCTTTTAAGATATCTCTAGTAATGGTGATGTTGGAATCCGTACTGATGGTATTAGGATCTACATAGACATTGCCTACTTTGATCTTAGACTTACCATCTGTCTTATCAGATACCGTAGTGCTAGTATCGTAGTTATACATATTAGCCGCAGCTTCTGGAGTGGTGTAACTATACAATTTAGATGCTTGAGAAACACCTTCTTTTGTATAACCGAGCTTAGCAAGAATCTTACCTTTCTCGATTTGTTCTTGAGTTACTTTACCATTTACAGTACTACCACGGAATATTCTATTTTGACCAATAGCATTATTCATGCCACTGTTATAAGTAGAACCCACAGTACTAGCAAACCCACCGCGTGATGAAACATCATCAACAGCAGTACCACCATTCATGTAGTTACTATCACGATAAACTTTAACTACATAGCCAGCAGTATTTCTATCACGATAAGGACATGGAGAGTGACATTGGATATCCGCCCACCATACACTACCGTTAAATACAGAAACGTGACCATACTTACGACCACCACTACTAGCGGCTCTAGGGTTAGGATAACATACAGCGATATCACCTACCTGATAAGTTTGTCCAGTTACTTCTTTCCAACCTAAGTTAAGAAGTTTCTGACCGTAAGAGTAAGCATGACCGTTACCACGAGCAGTTTTAATATAGCCTGCGTTATACAGAGCTAAACCTACTGTAGCAGCACAGTTACCACCTTTTTTCTTACCGAGGATACTGTGTGCAATAGAACCATTTCTGGTACACCATGCAGCCACCATACCTGGTTTAGTTTTGGCATTAACTTTAGTACCTGTATTTTGCTTAGTGGAGGTATCGTAATTATACTGAATTTGATCAGGGTTATTTTTCACCATGTAAGCATGTGCTTCATTATTGATTTTAAGAAGCGCTTGCTTACGCTGAACATCAGTAAGACTCTTATTGTTCATCACGTATTGTCGTGCTTGACCAAAAGAATTCATCTTATCACGATATTCTTTGGACGGAGCAGAAGTACTATTATTAAGGGCTTGTTGGGATTTATTCCAATCTTCCCTAGTATTTACCCCTGCCGGAGTACCACTAGATGCCGTACCAGTAGGTTTTATCACAACTGGTTTCATCGGGTCTATCTTACGGTCTTTAATAATCTTCACTAAAGAATTGGCATAGTTCGGATTTGTAGCGTATCCACCTCTTAGAAGTGCTTGAGCGGCTTCGTAAGGTGTTCTGGCGTCAAAATAACCACTCTTAGTATATCGTTTATTTTGCTTAGTAAAAGCTACACGAGCAGCAATACCTTCTTCTAAAGAATTATAATCAGCAAACTTGTCGTTTATTCGAACAGTCCTACCGTTTAATACTTCTGTCGTACTTCTAACTGTACCAGGTTGTCCTGGTCTAGCTTTGATACCAAAGTAGTTAAACTTGCCTGATTCATCTTTACCCCATGTAGACTCTAAAGCCCACTGAGCTGCTACTACTGCTGGATGCGGGTCACCAGCATTGGCGGCCGCCTGCATAACTTTCCTAAACTTCTCATCATTACTGCCAGTAAGATTACCTATAAAATTACCAACTCCAGTTGAGATTTCTTGGGCAGTATCACTAACGAAATTAGAAACGTTATTACCTACTTCAGAAATCTTATCTTTAACACTGTCTGGCAACATCTTATCAAGAAGATTTTTCATCATCCCTACAGGAGTTAAATTGAACAATGTCTTGTTCATTTCTTTAATTCTGTCACCGAATGATTTCGATTCATTGGCTGCTTCTTCTGCTTTTACTTTAGCATCAGATTGACCTTTAGAATCTACTTCTTTCTTAAGCTTATCTACATCGCCATCAATGCTGGATCTATTGGTATTCAACGCTGTACCAAACGGACTTAAACTAAATGACCAGATCGTTGTTTTCACGCCATCAATTTCAACAGGTACATTGACAATATCATTCACGATCAGCATTTTAATTGCTGGACGTGCTTTTACTACTGCATTAATATCTGTTGTATTAAGATGCTTATTCATCGCGGTAACTAAGTTAACAAATACTGGTAAGAAACGATATTTTAAGTATTTACCTAAAATCTCCATACCGGACTTGTCATCTTCTTTAATACCGAACAGTGTATAAGTCTCTTTAATCAGGTCAACAACATCACCGCTATAAGAAGCTGATTTACCACTCCAACTAATATTTTCACCAGCTGCTTTTTCCAGCTGATTCAAGATAGAAATTCGAGTAGTGTCGTTTAAGTTAGATAAACCATAAGCCTTGTACTTAACAGATAAGAATGGATCGTATTTACCATCCACACCTACTGCCGTATCACCATTAGTAGCCGTAATATCACTCTTAATATCTAAAGCTGATTTGATACCATTCCAGATCATGCCCATTGGAGTATAGGACATTAACTTACTACTCATTACGGTATCTAAGCCATTAAATACTTTTTTACCTACCCATTTAGCTGCATTGTAAGCACCTTCAGCTACACTAGCCGCTAATCTAAACGGAGCAGTAGCTACTTTCCAAACAGCTGTAGCAGTTTTCTTTAAGAGACCAGGGTTATTTAAAGATTCACCCTTATTCAGTTTCTCTAAAACCTTTTCGATAAATACAGCAGCATCCGCACCAGTACATGCTAGGATTTGCATGTCTTTAAATGGAGCGTGCATCTCTGAATATTCACCTGGATTAGGTTTAATGGCATTTAAGTATTTACGAGCTTCTTCACCCTCTAGATTGTAAGAGTCTTGAATGTCGTATTTTGGATTGATGGATTTCAGAGCACTAACTGATTTGGTAAATGCTGGAATAAATCGTTTATTAAACCAGAACACCCAACGTTGAGACTGAACAGCATCTTCTTTATCAAAACCGAAGATATCGTAAGCATCATCCGGATTTACTTTTGTTTTATCAATTGTAATTCCATTAGGGCCTGTTACGACAGCATCCATGACAATACGTTCAAATTTCAGGATTTTAGAAGACCAAGAATCATCTTTATCATGATCGAAACCATAAAGCATCAAACGAGCTTTTTCTAAATCACCGACTTTAGAACCTTTATACATGTCGTATAGTTTACGAGCACCTTTGTAGATGCCATAACCTGCTAAAGCTACTGCACCTGCAGCTAAAGCATAAGGTAACGCTGCAGCTAATAAGCCACCAGCCATGCCTAAACCAGAACCAATGGCAGAAAGTGTACTACCTACACCGAAGATACCAGCGGATGCCATGCCTAAGTCTAAAGCAGCCATGCCATAGTTACCTTCCATAAGGTTTTGCACACCAGAATAACCAGCATACAAACCACCCACTACCGGAAGTGCTTTACCAGCAAATGACAAAGCTTTACCGCCAGCACTCAGTGCCATTTGACCACCGGCTAATGCTACGTTACCTACTTTACTCGCAGCCGATCCAACTTTAGCAGCGTATGGAGAAGCAAAGCCTTTAATAGCACCTGCAGTATTCGTCATAGCTGTCGTACCCGCCGCCATGACATTACGTCCACCGGCCATCATGGCATTCTTAGCTTTGAATAAACTTCTACCAGCTTTCGAGCGTCTAAACTTCTGATTCATCGCTTGACGCATCTTAGCAGCTCGTGATTTTGGTTTACGAGAAGATCCTTTGTCACCTTTCTTAGAACCTTTTTCATCTCCATCAGGAAGATCGTCAGCATCAATATCAACACCACCATCTCGACCACCGCCGCCGCCTAATAAACCACCTAAACCTAAAGCGCCTAAAAGTTTAGCAGCAACACCTTGAGTTAAGCCTTCAATGATATTATCGAAAATACCATCTTCTTCTTTTTCCTCTTCTTTAGACTTCTTGCCATTTTTACCCCTGATCGCATCACCGATCATGTTAGCTAAGTTTTTGTCTCGTCTAGCTAATGCTTTCTCTTCAGCTTCTCTTAGCTTAGCAAGCCTATTTCTTTGCTTGATGTCTGCAATACCATTTTCTCGGTCACCATCTCCATCTCGATCCCCAAAGACTCCAGAACTAGGTACTGGAATACGTTGATCCAATAAAGAATGGATTGCGAATAAATATTGGTTTGTCTCGTTAGAGATTGACAACCCTGCAAATAAAGCATCAGAAGGGTCTTTAATCTTGCCTGTTAACTTATCGTAGATGGATGTATAAGCACCACCCATGATACGTAAACCTTTAGCAGCACCTTTAGCGGATAATCCAAGGATGCTCTTAGCGGATCGATAAGCCGCCGCACCCATTCTGACACCCATGCGGATACCAGCAATACCTAGCTTAATGGAACCTTTGGCAGCTTCGATGCCTAAACCAACACCTTTAGCAATTAACCATTGTTTCGTACCTGAGAAGTTACGATAGTGGTCGGTAAACTCTTTACCAAATCTATCTACCAGACCTAAACGAAGATCTTCACGAGTCAATACTTCATTGCCTTCTGCATCCACTACTGGACCTGATACATCAGCGATGTCAGCAATAGGTTTACCTGTTTCTTTATCGAAGTATTTGCCTGCACGAATATCTTTAGCGTAAAGAATAGGTGTCTCAGGATGTCCTTTTACGTAAATGTCTTTTAACTGCATTCTCAATTTACGACGAAGAACACCGTGAGTAGCTAATATCCCTGCTTTAGCAATTTTAGCAGGAAGCATAAGACCAGCATAACCCCACGAACCCAACTTAGTAGATAAACCAATGGTGCGATCTTTAAACCAGTTAAATGTCTTAACCAGTTTATAAGTACCGGAGTCTTTTACATAACCTTTCTTAAAGTCATCGTAACTACAAACAACGTTACCTTCAACATCGTAGATATCGGACTTAATATCAACAAACTGAGTAATTGGGTTACCTTGTTCGTCGTAGTAATTACCTTTCTTCATCTCACGTGCTTTTAAGATCGGTTCTTTATGTCCTTTTAGATAAACATCAAGAACTTTTCCTTTAGCATTATCAGCAATATCTATTGCTCGCTTAGATGTTGTTTTGGTTTGACCTTTTAAAGATTTAAGTAAATCACCACCCATGTCTAGACCTAAACCCGTTAATGAGGTTGCTCCAGACAGACCAAATTTAAGACCTTTACCTGTTACATTACCCATGGCTTTAGTCAGAGCCATACCCATGGTTGCTGTAGATGAAGCCGCCCAACCACCAAATTCCCAAATACGTTGTGCAATGTGTTTTTGCTGATTAGGGAATTGGAACGAGCGTTTACGAGCAAATAAGTTTTTTACTCGTTGCATGAATCGTGGTCTTAATTCAGGAGGTAAGTTTTCACCAGTCGCAAACTGATTAATTGACATTAATTGCAGGTTCTCTAATTTAAGAGACATCTCCATTAACAAGTCATTTGTTGTAGCGGTATTTCTGGCAATAGAATTGAAATACACATCTTGTAAAGTAGATGGTTTCGGTAAGTTAAGATTCTTTGTAAAACCGGCTAAGTCAGAAACGGCATTACCTAAGAAATCTTTAATCTTAGAACCAGTTTCTTTCGCCTTACCTTTAATATCATCTTGGATCTTACCTTCTTCCCAGTCTTCTTTAAACTGGTCTCGACGTTTCTTCCACTCGTCTTTAAAATCACCAAATCGTTTTTCTGTTTTACCTTTTTGTTTCTCGTATTCTGCTAAAAGTTTTTGGAAATGCTTAGATTGCATTATCTTACCTTTAGCACTAACGTAGAAGGTATCTCTAACGTCTTCCATGGTTAAGATGACGTTGCCTTCTTCGTCAAATACGGTTGACTTAATATCATTAATGCTTTTAATGACTTTACCTTCAGCATCTCGATATTTACCTTCGATAAAACCACGTGCCGTCATGATGGGTTCGTCAAAATTCTTGTGGAATAAATCCTGAACCTCTAGACCTTTAGATCGTAATTTATCAATAGCTGAAGTAGTTTTCTTATCAAGTTTTCTTCTGGCTAATTTAGCTTTAATACGATACTCACGAGCTTTACCTTTAATCGATTCACCTAGTTCACCATCCCATTTTTCATGGAATTTCTCACTGACTTTATCGTAAGACTTTTTAGAAACTTTCTTAATCCAATCGTATGCTTTCGAAACACCATGACTGATGTCACTACCGATTCCACCTGTTTGCGGAATGTATCCAGTAGCACTAGACAATGTTTCGTTTAAAGAAGATAATTGGTGTGAAATGATTTCTAAATAAGGTGTATCGTTAGAATCAGCTAAGTAGCTTGCTAGACCTTGTGTTTGAGAAATATGGTCTTGTGGACGATTTGGCGTAATACCAGGAATAATCGTACGATCACCAATCTGGAATGAATCAAGATTACTAGATGGACTAGGCTTAGCACCTTTACCATTATTGATTCTTCTCTTACTGGATTTATTTTGTTTCAACCCACCCACGATATCATCAATACCAAATGATTCATCTAGACTATCTAAACTATCAATGTTTCGAGTAAGTTCAACCAACTTATCTACATTAACGGTACCAGATGCATCAATCAAACCAATCTCTCTGAGTTTACCACCATATCCAGCATTGACAATTGCTTGTAATGTATTTTCAGGAATACTAAAACCTTTAAGTGTTGATTTGGCATTGTTGCCTAAAGAACCAATACGATCTGTCTCGTAACCAAACAAACCACGAGCACGATCAAGTGCTGAAGATTTTTTATCTTCACGAGATACCTTACGATATCTTGCTGCCAAGATTTTAGCTTTCTCTTCACCAATGGCATCTTTGAATGAATTTGGATTGGTTAAGAATTTTGTATCGATGGTTTTATTTTCGGAAGCGGCTGAGATTAATACATTGCCTACTGCTAACATGTCTTCTTTAGTGAAACCATCTAGCATTTCTTTTTCACCAGTAAGTTTATTGGTTGTAAACATACCAGCTGTAGAGAACGCATTGTTACCAAGACTATTAATTAAATTAACATTCGCTTTACCAACAGCGGATTTAACAATGTCTTTAGTCAGTGATGTCGAACTAGTAAACTTATTAGAACGATAGTTGTATTCTAATAATGGAACATCTTGTCCCGTACGGATAATGGTTAACTCTCTCAAGATTCGAGCAAGATATCCTGGGATGACCACACGCTGAGCTTTCGAAACCAATTGCTCTCGTCCTAACTGATCGCCATAGTTCTCGTAACCTTCGATATCTAAAGAAGTCGTGGATTTCTTATTAACAGATTGATAAACCAGTTGTTGGATAAAATCCACAACCGGATCCGTAACTTCACCACTCTTATTTAATTTGCGACCAAACTCTCTAGCCTTACCACCAGTAAAATACTTAAGTACATTTTCACCTAAATTATCATTAAATGATTTTAAACGAGATGCGTTCTTATATACTTTCTTACCAAACTTAGTTTTGTTTGACATCTGGAGCATTTTCTTACCCAAGAAACCAAACAATGTAGGGGCAACAGAAGCAGTAGCAGAGTGCAATGCATCACGACCTAATGGATCATCATCCACAATGGCACTAATACCTTGTTCTACCATCGGATCTAACATATCCATGAAGTCATTTACATTACCAATTGCTGACTTTGCTGCACCCATTAAATTATTGGTAAAGTTAGTAATGAAGTCTCCATTACCAAAGATAGACTTATGAACACCTTCGAAAGCTTTTGAGCGAATCATTTGCTTAGCAGCTTCTGAAGTACGCATCTTAACAAACTCTGGAAGACCAGTGTTTAATTTGATTTCATTTAAAGTCTGAATTAATGCTTCGGATGTTTTGGTTTGAGTGTTATAAATATCGCTCAATAAGTGATATTTACGTAATTGTAACTCTATCGATTTACGATAGTAGTTATACGTATTCTTATTCTGGAAAGATACAGTATTTCTTAATGATGCATCAATAGAAGACAATACACCAATCTGTCCTTGGAAACGAACCGTTTCTACAGCGTCTTTAGCGTCTCGTTTCACTTCTTCTAGTTTTGCTCTTTTCTCAGCAATTCTATTCTGAACCGAGAACAACTCACCTAGAGAAGATTGAATACTGTCTTCACGTTGTTTTTCTTTATCTACATTATTCTGACCGTAGTCATCACCACCATCAAAATCTTCTTTACCCCAGTTATTTAATTTGTCGGTTAATGATTTTAAACCAATCATGTCACCTACTGGAGCTAATTGTCTCAGGTAAGATTTACCTCTAGACTTGATACGGTTAAATTCTTTTTTAACCACATCTGTAGATTCATTTACGCCAGAAAGTACCGCACTAATATTGTCGTATGTTTCTCCGTATTCTGACGGGAAAGCAGCGCGTAATACTTCTTCCATGCCAGTACGCGTTAGCATACTGTCTTTCAAGCCAGCAATAACATTGTTTCTGGCTTTTGTCACAGGAGAGCGATTTTTCTCTGCAGTGGAATACTCATCAGAAACCGTATCCCATTGATCGGGAATCTGGTCTTCGAAGTCATCGAAATCGAACTTAAAGTCGAGATCTTCTGCTACGGCTTTACCTACACGATTTTTAATCGCCATGTAAAGTACTCCTATTTTAATCTAAAATAAATTCGGGTATATTTATTGTTGGCTCTAATTTATAAGCCAAAGTAGTCATATCTTCTATATAGTATATATAATGAATGAGTAGACTACTCTATTTTTTAATAATTTATTTCAGAAAGGAATAAATGATTTACCATGGATGATAAAATTAAAAATGTCCTGAAAAATCAGAAGCCTTTTAATTTAAGCTTACTGAATCTCAATCAGGGCGAACTATATCGTAGTTTGAATCCTGTTAAATCTACCCAGATGTTTACAGGGGCTAACTATCAACTACATCCCGAAGGCTTATGGTCAAATGAGATATTTGGTGCGATGGGTTCACCTGATCGAATGACAAAACAAGCTTATATCGATCTTAATGTAGAAATTATCCACCCTACGGTCTATCGTGAATTAATCTCTTCTTCTTCTTTATTAGAAGAAATCATGGATGGTGTTACTTTTGCTAAATGGAACCCAGAGACGAAATTTTTTGATAAGTCTAATGCTTTAGATGGTGAAACTGGTTATGAATTCTTCATGCAACATTTAGATGAATTAGTTATGCCAGAAACCAATTCTCCTAAACGTAAAGAATTAAACGAATTATTGAAGAAGCATCGTAAGATTTATAAACTAGATAAGTTTATTGTCTTACAAGCTGGTTATCGAGATGTTGAATTTAAAGAAGGGATGATTGATCACGATGAGATTAACCAGATCTATCGTGAGATAATTTCTCTGGCTAATTCTCTATCTAGTATTTCTTCTAAGTTAAATCTTAGTGCAGTAAACTCTACACGAAATGCGATTCAGAAAACAGTTTTAAAATTATACATGTATCTTGGTGAAATCACTGGTCATGGTAAGAAAAAATTGATTCAAGGTAAATGGGCGTCTCGTACTGTAGCGAATGGTACTGCAAACGTGATTACTGCTGTTAAACCATCTGGTCGTTTCTTAAACGATAAAGCCAACATTGGTTTTAATGATACAATGGTTGGTCTATTCCAACAATTAGTGGGTTGTCTACCTTTTTCTGTTCGTGGTATTAAGAATAGCTTCTTAGCAGAAAAATTTGTTTCACCTTTGGAACCTGTTCGTTTGGTGAATAAGAAAACTTTGAAATCAGAAGAAGTTAATCTGTCTCAACAATGGCATGATTTATTTCAGTCTGATGAAGGTATTAAGAAACTAATTCAGCGTTTCCGACCTACTAGTGTTCGACACAACCCTGTTGAAGTAGACGGTTACTATCTTGCTTTAATCTATAAAGGTTTAGATGGTACTTTTAAAATCATTAATGGTATTGAAGAACTACCTAAAGATAAAAGTAAAGAATTAGTCACTCCTCTAACATTTATCGAATTACTTTATATTACCACTATTCATTTAATCGATAATGCACCTAGCAGTATTGTTCGTTATCCGATTACTGGTATTGAGAGTAACGTACCTAGTTTTGCTAAAGTCATGACAACTACTAAGGCAGAACGACGAGTAATGTTAAATGATGATTGGGAAGTAGATACCACAATCGAACCATTCTATCAATTTCCTATTAATGGTGTAGACACCATTACTTCTTTGTGTCCTCCGTTAGCATCACTCGGTGGGCAAGGTGGTGATTTTTAATGTAAGAGACTTAGTAATGGAACTTACTAAATCCCTTACTTTTTTATCTAAATACAATTATTTAAATATAGTATAATTAGGATCTACAGTAAAGAACTTTCTAAGATCAAAGTAGCTTTCAATGACTATTGTTCTTCCGGTTTCTTTCTCGTAAATTCTAGCAGGTAGTTTTATACCAGTAAAGTTTTCCAACGTGTTCGTTCTAAGGGCATTCTGCCATTTGGAAGCATTATCGTTCGAATACTCGTAAGGTATGGTTCCCCATTCTGTAAATTCGTCTTTTCTACAGAACTGATAACCATTCGAGAATACTTTTTGGCCTTTGGTCTTGCAAAAGTTTGTAATCTTCGTTTTATGTATTCCAAACTTTCTTGCACAAGCACCAATGCTATTAAATTCTGTTACTTCTCCTGTTTCGAAATTTCTAATCAATACAGGATTAGTACCAGTAATTAAATTATTCTCGACCGCTCTAGAGTTGTTAGCTGATCTAGACACCCATTCCAAATTCTCTATTCTATTATCTAAAGAATTGTCGTTAATGTGACTAACGTCCAACTGATAATAATTAGGAGGAATAGGTAAGTACGCCAGAGCAAGTAATCGATGAATAGATGCTAATACGACAGGATTTTCTTTACCGCCTTTACCTACCTTACCACTAACATCAGCATTAAGGTGTAACTTCAAGTAAAATTTAGAATTAGGTTTAGTACTACTAGGTGTAAGTCTGCCTTTTACTAATGCTCCTCTTGGTTTCTTAATTACGCCTTCTCGATTGATTCGATATTGAACAAATCCAGGAATAATTCTAAAACCGTCTTCATCATCTTTAGAATTAGCATTTCCCCAAATCATGTTAGACGGATGGATGTTATTTTCGTTACCATCTAGAAAGATGATTTGTTGTTCCATTAGTTCGTCGAATACATCACTATACTTACCTTTAAAAGCATAATTGACGATGTTAGCTACTCTAATATTCTTCTTTAAAGATTCAATATAGACGTATCGTTGATTTCCAATCACAACAGGACTGATTACTTCTACATCGTTTAAATGTAATCTAAATACATTACCATCGATATCGACATAGTACTTATAATTATTCTCGATGTCTCGATAAAAACAAGTCTTAGTAAATTCTTTGTGATAATTACGTAACATAATTGTATCTTTCTATATTTAAAAAATTGTTGAAAAAGTCGAGGTCACCATAGTTGTCGAAATACAACTAAAGCAATATCCCTCTAATTGACGGGAACACCCTGTAAAAGATCTATACACTAACTACTGGTAGTAATACACAGTAGGGTCTGGAGTAATTAACCAGAGTACAGTAAAAGAGATAGATCAGTAGGGCAATCCGCAGCGAAGAATCCTATTCTCTCTTAGAGAAGGATTTGTGTTCAGAGACTAGTCGAAAGACGTAAGGCATTGTCGTGATGACAACCTTGAAATGGGGGACGAATACAGTGGTCTGATAAACCTCTATGTATTAACACCACCTTACTCACGGTGTTCCGAAACATTTGTGTTGGTAGCACAAGTATGTCGGCGAAGATATAGTCCAGTTTCCGGTTACCTTAAGTTAATTTTATTAATCTCATATATAGGTATGCACTATAATATTTGTAGTCTGACTTCTAAAGAGAAGCTAGTATCTTTATTTTGTATAGTATTTACCTATATTAACTAATAAAAAATCTTATCTGTACCCAGTCCCGTTCGATGGCGATCGAGAGAATATCCTCTCAGCTCTTACTGAAGAAGCCCGTAATGAAATCATCCAGTATAAGAAACAAAAACGTGCTTATGTAGGTCCGGATGGATCTATACGTTATTCTGTGAACTACGATACTGTTAAATTTGTTTGCCATAACCTGTCTGATGTACCTAATGAATAATTTTTTAGGTAGGTTGTTTAGGTGATGGTATCTTATTAACAAAGTGTACTCTCCAGTGGTTCATCCCTGGAGAGTGCTCTTATCTTTTTTTAATCAATGTTTAAAGGAACAAACTTGTAATGATTAACTTTGAACAATTTCAGTTAAAACTCATGAATAGGATGGTTACCCATTTTAATAATCCTAGAGTATTTAACACTACCCAATTTTTCCTACCTAAACAATCTGCTTATCACTATATTCCTAGCAGTACTGCTGATGTTGGCCCTAGTGATAAAAATGCCTTGTTTAAGAAAGGTAGCTTAAAAATCCCCATGTATTCTTACATGGATATTGCTTCTCGTTTAGGTACTTTAACTATTCGTACCGCAACTCAAGTAATCGAATTAAAGAAATACTTAAAACTCAACCGTAAATTTAAAATGGTGGTTGAGATGGATAAGTATAAGCCAGAACTTATTGTTCCTTTGGTTCTTAACTATTCCCTCATCGATCGTCGTTATCGTTATCTAGGTAATACTAACTATATTGGTTATTATCGTAACATGAACGTTTTAAATACTTTGTTAAAAGGTTTGGCTGACGTTAGTTACAATTACAATAACTACTATAATCAATTTTTATTTATTAATGTTCCTGACGAACTACTTCCTATCTCTAGTTTAAAAAGATCTATCACTGGGATGACTGTAGAGTTATTCCGTAAGTTAGATAACTTGGAAAGTATTTTTATTTTAGAGATGTGGAAATGGCTGGGTCTTAACCGAGAAAAATCAGTATTTGCTAATGTACCTAAAACTATTTTAGATAAAACAAATATCGTTTTAGTAAAAAATGACGTATTTACAATTTTTAATCTGGGTTTATTAGATAGCTGGAGAAATAGTGAAGAGAATCCGGCTGGTAAAATTGGTCCTCGCTTGATGAGTAAGCAGTTTATCAATATTCTCTTGAAATTAAATAACATCTTTAAAACTAAAGAAGGTATTGAACTTACTGAAGAAGAGATCGCTGCTAAGAATCTAGAAGCCGATGATGACGCAGGTATTGAAACTGATCCTGACGATGTAATTGTTAAACGAGATGATGCTGAACGCGATTATGGTCAGATTGCTGATTATCGATTACGTCGTGGTCGTGCATTACAAAGAGAAGAAGATCAAGAGAATAATGTAGATGACGACGATAATCCTGATGATCTCGAAGATACAAATGATTATCATGAAGAAGTCTACTACAATGAATTAGGCGAGGTGCATCAGGATGATGATGTTCAAGTCGTGTCTGATATTCTCGATGACGAAGATGAATTGATTACAGAAACTGAAAGTGATACTGATCTTAATAAACTCTCTAAAATGAGTAATATTGTTCCTGTAGTGAATGAACAAGAAGACGAGTTTGAAGAAGTCATCAATTCTAAATTTGACTCTAGTGATGTACTGGATCTTAAAAACTACAAAGTAGAAGATAAAGTACCATTGGTTAAAGTTGTCGACAAGCCTATCTCTCCAAGTATTAAGGGTAAACTTGTATTAGAAGAATATGCTAAAAGCAATCCAATGACAGTAAGTAAATTCGATGGTATTCGTAAAGCACTTACTAAATATAATTCACTGAGTTTAAGTAAAGATGGTGGTAAGACCGTCGGAGAAATGATTGACATTAAGCCAGAAGAATTGAAAATCACTGAAAAAGATACTCGTGGTATTTCTACACTTAAAGTATTTGATAAAAAATACATCACTGAATTCATGGAAAGAGATATTGCCTCCATGATGGTGGGTGTCCAATCAGCTGGCGTAGTGGTTCAGGATATTAAGAAAACTGAAGTAGAAAATATTTCAGGTGCTTATACTATTTACGCCATGAAGATTAAACCAATCGAAGGTGAAGCTTCTACTATCCGTGTTAAAATTCCTAAAGTTTCTGAAGATGGTACTTTTACTATTGGTGGTAAAACTTATACTTACTGCCATCAGCGTTACGACTTACCTATTCGTAAGATTGACGACAGTACAGTTTCTTTATCGAGTTATTTTGGCAAAACATTTGCCTCTCGTGATGATTCGAGAGCATTTAATTACGAGAAATGGTTGATTGCCAACATTCGTAAGAATGCTTTTGATCAAGAAAACAAAGATGTATTAGAAACTCGTTCTGGCAATATGTTCGATAACCATCTAGAAGCACCTTATGTATATTCTGTCTTATCTCGTAATTTTAAAGCAATCACTACAAAAGACTGTTTCTTGTATTTTGACAGAAAAAGTGCTGAAGAACGATTTGGTCGTGATTTCGTGATTAAATCAGAAGTCACCGGAATGACTTTTATCGGTACGTACAAAAAACAATATCCGTTAGCAATAGATAGTAAAAATATTATTTACTATATTCAGGACAATAATCCAATAGAATTAGGAACCATTGAATCTTTGTGTGGTTTAGATTCTGTTAAGGCACCTACTGAGTCAGTCAATATTGACATCATGGGTAAAGCGATTCCTATTGGTCTGGTGTTGTGCTATCGATTAGGTATTACTAAACTACTGGCTTCTTTAGAACCTAAATACTATCGAACTGAACCTATTGGTAAACGACTGAAGTTAGAAAGTCATGAATATGTTATTCGTTTTAATGACTTTAATTTGGTTCTTTCTAAACGAGATCGTGTAACCAGTTTGATCATGTCTGGCTTAAATAAAATCCCAGATCTAAATAAGATGTCGATTTACAGTTTAAATGAAAAAGAAAATTTCTTTAATCTGTTAGAGTCTATTAAGATTCCTGGTCGCTACTTAAAAGAAATCGATCTTTATTACAATATGTTTGTGGATCCCATCACTGAACGTATTTTGATTGAGATGAAAGAGCCTGTAGATTTTGGTGGTCTTCTGATTCGTTGTGTTGAATTACTTGTTGATTATAAACACAGAGATGAAGTAGACATGTCAGAACAACGTATTCGTGGTTTTGAACGGATGTCGGGTGAGGTATATACTCATTTGGTTCGTGCTTTACGTGAACATAATCGACACGGTATTAAAGCTAACTATCCGGTGGAATTAAATCCTGAGGCAGTATGGATGGCAATTAATAAAGATACGACTAAACGAATCATTGAAACTTTGAATCCTATTCAGGAATTGAAACAAGGTGAAGAAATTACCTTTACGGGTAATGGTGGTCGTTCTAAACAATCCATGGTTAAGCGGACACGCCAACACCATAAAAATGCCGTAGGTATTGTCTCTGAAGCAACTAAGGATAGTTCAGATGCTGGTATTAGTACCTATCTTTCCGCTAATCCTAAATTTACGAATCTTTATGGTATCCCTGAGAATTCAGGTACTGGTGAAATGAATCCAGATTTAAAACCTGAAAACGTTTTAAGTACGGCGATGATGATGATGCCATGTAGTGATATGGATGACCCTAAACGTCAAGTATTCTTGGGCACTCAATCTTTACACTCAATCCCAGCAACCGGTTATCACCCAATGCCTACTCGAACTGGTTACGATGCTAAACTGGTTCAACGAGCTGGTGATACATTTGCGGCTACTGCTGATAAAACAGGTAAAGTAGTTGAGGTAAACGATTACGCCATTAAGATCCAAAATGATGACGGTACATTCCGCCATATCGAGATTGGTCGTAAGTTTGGTAGTAGTGGTGGATTCACTATGCCTCACGACATTGTTTCAAATGTAAAAGTAGGTGATCGATTAGAACTGGGTGATGTCATTGCATACCATTCTGGTTTCTTTACTAAGGATCCGTTAAATCCAAAAAGCTTGGCTTACAAATCAGGTAAATTGATACGTGTAGCTTTGATGGAAAGTCCTTATACGTATGAAGACTCGACAGCTATTTCTAAGCGATTAAGTTTAGATACTGAAATTCAAACGACAGTGGTAAAAGAAGTCGTTGTGAACTTTGAACAAAGTATTCATCGATTGGCTAAACCAGGTACAAAAGTAATGGTGGATGATCCACTGTGTTTTATTGAAGATGCTTTAACTAACGATACTAAATTGTTCGATGAAGAATCTTTAGATCTCTTGCGTAGTATTTCTGCAAATGTACCTAAGAGTAGTGTAAAAGGTGTTATTGATAAAGTAGAAGTATTCTACAATGGCGATAAAGAAGACATGAGTGAATCGTTAAGAAAAATTGCTAATCTTTCAGATTCTAAAATTGTCGCTAGACAGAAAGCTTTAGGTAAAGCTCCGTTTACAGGAATGGTAGACGATACTTATCGTGTTAACGGAAATCCTTTAATGTTGGATACTGCAGTTATTAAATTTACAATTACAAGCAATAACTATTTATCTCAAGGCGATAAACTTAAATTATTTTAGTTGTGCTATTAATAGTTATGAGATCAACTAAAAATCACATAACTATGAAAAAATTCAAACTTAATGAAAATTACGAATTTGATATGTTTGGAAATGGTACTTATTTAGGTGAAAAGATAGTACCTGATTCAAAAGGTTTTTACCATATCGAGATAGGTAATATTGTGGTTCCGTTTTCTAAAAAAGAAATAGGACTAATCACGCATTTCGAAATAGATTTTAATATAACCGAATTAGAAAAAGTA